TATATGGTTTATTTTATTTGCTGGAGTTTTTTGTTATATCGAATCATCAAAAGATAAAGAAATGATTGATAGATATGGAGCTGGAACTCCAGATGATAGGGTTGAAAAAAATGTATACTCAAGATTTCCATACGCTGGAATTATTTTATTGTTACTTATAGACTTAATGTTTTTTTCTTGGTGGGGTCTTTGGGTTTGGGGAGTTCAGATGATATGGATTCCTTTTTGGGCAGCAGGAGTTGTGAATGGTATGGGACATTATTACGGCTATAGAAATTACGACAGTAAAGATAAATCGACCAACATAATTCCATGGGGAATTATTATTGGTGGTGAAGAATTACATAACAATCATCATGGTGATCCTGCAAATCCGAAACTAAGTAGAAAACCATTAGAATTTGATATTGGTTGGATGTGGTTCAAAATTTTTAATAAAATGGGATTATCAAAGGAAAGAGAATAATGGCGTATTCAGAAAAAGTTATAGATCACTACGAAAATCCTAGAAATGTAGGTAGCTTTGACAAAAACGATGGTCAAATTGGTACTGGAATGGTTGGTGCACCTGCTTGTGGTGATGTAATGAAATTACAAATAAAAGTAAAAGATGGAATTATACAAGATGCAAAATTCAAAACATATGGGTGCGGTTCAGCGATTGCCTCTAGTTCGCTTGTCACAGAATGGGTCAAAGGTAAAACGTTGGACCAGGCTGGCGCAATTAAGAATGTTGAAATTGCAGAGGAACTCGCACTCCCGCCGGTTAAGATTCATTGTTCGATCCTTGCGGAAGACGCTATTAAGGCGGCTATAGATGATTACCGTAACAAACACAGCATCTAACAAAATACAATCCAATTTGCAGAAGCGTGGCAAAGGGATTGGTATCAAAGTTGGTGTTAGAACTACTGGTTGTAGTGGATTGGCATATACATTAGAATATGTCGATGATGTATCACCAGAAGATGTAATACAGGACAATACAGAATATAAAATTGTATCTGATCCTAAAAGTCTTGCATATTTAAATGGTATGACCATAGACTATGTAAGAAATGGACTCAATGAGGGTTTCGAATTTGTAAATCCAAATGAAAAAGATCGTTGTGGATGTGGTGAAAGTTTTAGAGTTTAATTAACAAGGAGAATTATATGTTAGACACACTATTTTGGGTAGCAGTTGGTGCATTTGTAGGTTGGCATTTCCCTGAGCCATTTTGGGCAAAAGCAATTAAAGCCAAAGTTTTGGGAATGATCAAGAAATGAATAAAATTAAATTATGCCTAATGACTGTACTCGTTATGATTGGTTCAGTTGCAGTAGCCAATCCATATAATTTATCAATTACTAGAGTTATTGATGGTGATACAGTAGAATTTAATGCACCATTCATGCCTGATCCATTACCTAAGAAATTGTCAATTCGTGTTCTTGGAGTTGACACACCAGAAAAAGGCCATCGAGCATTATGCCCACAAGAAGCAGCGGCCGCAGAGAAGGCATCACAATTTACCAAAGATACATTAAACAAAGCATATAAATCCAATCAGCCAGTTCTTATTGAATTAAAAGAACATGACAAATATGGTGGCCGTGTGCTAGGTGATGTAATTGTTAATGGTCAAAGATTATCAGCAATGTTAATCGCCAATGGCCATGCAAGACCATATTTTGGTGAAAAGAAATCTTCATGGTGTAATTAATGAAGTCACTACGACACTTATGTGATAATTGCGGTTCAGATTTTACAATTAAATATGATGATGCACAATGCGAAACTGATCCTTTGCATTGTCCATTTTGTGCGGAGTATATTGTAGATTCTGAAGAAATTAATGATGATGACGAATGACATGGTACATCTATAATACGCCAACCGAAATAACTTCAGATCAAACTGATGGTTATTTCGGTTTTGTGTATCTTATTACACATATCAAAACAGGCCAAAAATATGTTGGTAAGAAGTTCTTTACCAAATCTAAGACCAAGCAGGTCAAAGGTAAAAAGAAAAAGATCCGTGTTGCCTCTGATTGGGAAACCTATTGGGGATCTAATACCAAACTACAAGAAGATGTGAAACTGAATGGGGAAGAAGAATACACCCGTGAGGTATTGCATTTATGTAAGAATCGAAGTGAGTGTTCCTATTGGGAAACTTATGAGATATTCAACCGCCACGCTTTAATGAGTGAATCCTACTATAATGAATGGGTCTCCTGTCGTATTAGGAAGGCTCACCTAATTAAACCTAAACCTTAACTTAAAAACGGAACACCGATACTTATAAGGTTTTGGTGATAATTTGGTTTCATCCTATAAAATAATTAAACAATTGCCTCATTTTATATTTTACCATGACCTTTTAAGGCTGCATATTTGGCTGAATGAGTCCTGCAACAAAATCTTTTGATTGATGAATTAATATATTTTCCACATTTTGGAAAAAGACAATATTCATTTATTTGAGATTTTTTATATTCGGTTCTTATTTTCTTTTGTTTGTCAGTATTAATTTGATCCACACATTTAGTTTCATTTATTAATTTGATTTCAAACGCAAAGGCACTTTTTCTATCAGGAAATTCAGCAATAATCTCATAATCAAAATTATCAAAGTTTTTCTTAACATAGTCATTAGAGGTAAAATAATGTTTACCAAAGTCCTCACTAGCAGGTAGTGTGTTTTTGAATCGATAACCAATGTAAAATTTACCAGTTGATCTCTCGGTACATCGGTACACATATGGAAGTGTTGGTTTTAAGGTAATATTGTTCATAATAATATATATGCCATAAATTATGTGCGTTTGCAACATAAAAAATACTAAATACATGTATGGTGCAATTTAGCACTAATGTTTAATTAACGGAGATATTAATGAAATTCTTAAAAATCATTTGGACTTTTTTGTGTGATATAGGTGAAGCCAAACATGCTGCCAACTTAGCACGAAATGGCAAAATTGAAGAAGCTCAATCTCTATATACCAATAAAGGAATTAAAAATGTTTGATTTGTATAAAGTACCCTCAATTGATGAAGCAGTAAAGAAAACCACCAACGCAACTATTAAAGCTCTAGAGTTTCAAGAGTTGTTGTTCAAAGAAAGTTTAGACTTTTTTAATGATATTACAGATAAGGCCTTTTATACATATGGTGTACAAGCTGAAAAAGCAATCACAAAAGGCACGGAATATGCAAAAGAAGCAATCATCAAAACCGGAGAATTATCAAAGGTTTCTGGAAGCAGCAAGTAAGTATAGAACTTGGTTACCAGTCAATCGTAATGGCTGGTGGATCAAGTTTTCCACTTACAACCTTGATAACATATTATTAGTGATTGTTTCGCAATATACTGGTCAAACAATGGTCAGATATTTTGTTGGTGAAGATGATGCAGTAGAATTTATTAATTATGTCTGTGAATCTGATCCAAATTTTGAATTGATAGGATAAAAAATAAACCCACCTTTCGGTGGGTTTTTCATTTCTTATTATTGTGATTTTTAACTTCTATTGATGGCCATGGAGGTAGATCCACCACCACTTAATAGAGTCCAGGCTGTTCTTGTTCCCACTTGTGATGGACTGGATCTATGTGTTGTANNNNTACCATAAAAATTAGCTCCCCATAACCATAGTGTACCGTCTGTTTTTGTAGCCATCATGTTGTTACCATTACGAGCGTTAATTTGACTCCAATTTGTACTTGATCCTATTTGTACTGGACTGGATCTACTAACTCTATCATTGAGTCCTAATTGGCCATAAGAGTTGCCTCCCCACAACCATAGAGTACCATCAGTTTTGGTGGCTAAGCATGCCTGGCCAGCACCTATTTGGCTCCAATTGGTTGCTACTCCTACTTGAGTTGGACTGGATCTACTAACTCGATCATTGAGTCCTAATTGGCCATTAGTATTACTTCCCCATGCCCATAAGGTACCATCGGTTTTGATGGCCAAGTTGTTATAATTCCAAGTGCTCATCAAACTCCAATTGGTTCCTGTCCCTATTTGAGTTGGACTGGATCTATATACTTTATCATTAAGTCCTAATTGGCCAACATGATTATATCCCCATGACCATAATGTACCATCGGTTTTGGTGGCCATGCGAGTATACTGAACGGTGTCTATCAAATTCCAATTGGTTGATGTTCCTATTTGTATTGGATTGGATCTATTGACTTGATCATTGAGTCCTAAATGGCCATAAGTATTAATTCCCCATGTCCATAAAGTACCATCAGTTTTGGTGGCCATAGCATTGGTTTGACCAGCACTTACTCTATTCCAATTGGTAGATGCACCTTGTTGTGTTGGACTGGATCTAGCAATTGTATCGTTTTGACCTAATTGGCCATGAGTATTACCTCCCCATGTCCATAAGGTACCATTTTGTTTGGTGGCTAAGGTGGTAACAAACGCTCCTGT